TGAACCATTCTCCTGGCTTACAAGGTATTTTGTTACTCATTTCTGCACCTGCATTTGGAGGAGTGAAAGATTGCTTTCCATCAGCCGTTGTGTATGTCTTTTGTGATGTAAGATACAAATTAGGCTTAGAGTTGTCGTAAACCCCATCGATGTTTTTAAGCTGAATGCCATTAACATCGTCTTGTGTTGCATAATTGGAAAAATCAATAGATTCGCCTTTCATACTAAAATGTTCTACATCTAGATGTTCTACATCTAGAGCAGTTTCATGTTTTACGCCATTCTTGTCTCTGTAGCTAAGAATATGTTCTTCTTCGTCCAATGTCATCTCTAGCCTATTCTCTATGTCTGTTTTTTCTTCTATTTGTGTCAGGATAGTTTCTGACTTTACCTTGTAGAGATAATGGCTACCATCAGGAGCAGTATATCCAATCACCTTACCCTCGGCATCAGTCTCAACAGAAAGATATTCATCATTCTCTATTGTAGAAAGATGAGCTGTACGTTTTTTGATGTCTGCTATATCAATAATAGCATTGGCAATAAAGGTACTAATATCAATACCACCAACAACCATGTGACCATCATCAGCACGGAAACCACCTAATACTTTGTTTTCTGCATCAATGATAGCATAGAGCCATTCCTCGTTGGCTATTACAGAGTACATTTCATGATTAGGAAAGTATGGCTCTCCATCATATTTGATTCCTGCAAGGATTCTGTTTTCTGCATCTTCTACTGCAATGATATACTCATCATTAGAAATATAGAAGAAGCTGTCAGCTACATCAATGTTTATCAACCCCTTACCATCTTCCTTTGGCTGGAAAGTTTTAAGAGTTTCGTCAATGTTTGAAAGAACATTCTTGATAGCCTTAATATCATCAAGCCACTGAGCCTTGGCTGCCCAGCTAGTACCATCTTGCTGAATACCAAGAAGAGGATGATTAGCTGCATCAAGAATTACCCAAATGAACTCCTCGCTCTGAGATATGTGGTACATATCATTCTGAGGAAAATATGGGTTTCCTGAGTCTCTGTAGATACCAAAGAGAAGTCTACCCTCAGAATCTATTACTGCAAAGATGAACTCTTCGTTCTGAATGTAGCGGAAAGGAGTTTCTACTACTATTCCTTCCTCATCTTTTATAGCTGTCTTTTCAACAATCTCATCTACTGCACTCTGTATGTTAATTGCAGTAAGTTTTGACTTCTCATTATTATAAGTAACAGCAGTAGCCTGACTTGCACCACCAGTAGCAGCAATATCCTTGATGGTTTCTTCCATCTGAGTACTGCGAGTCTGCAATAATGAAATGTCTTCATCGTTGGCGGTGATTTGCTGCTGCTTATCATCTAGCTGTCTCTGATGTTTTTTCAGTGTATCATCTACGTTCTGAATGGTTTCTACTAAATTCTCTGGAAGACCAGTAGCTGCATTAATAGTCTGGCGAAGCTCTGGGTCTAACTTCTCTACACCGATGGTGTTGTCTTTCAACTTGTCTTTGGTGATGGAGTTCTCTGCCAACTTCTCGTTGGTGATACTTCCATCCTCCAGTTTCTCGTTGCTGACAGAACCATCTTGGAGGTTGGAGTTACCAACAGAATCAGCAGCCATCTTTTCGTTGGTGATAGCACCATCCTTGATTTGCTGAGTTGTTAACTCATCAGTGACATTGACCTTCTTGTCGAGTGATTCCTTGACGGATTCTCCCGATTCCTCGTCTTTGACGTACTTTGAATATGTCAGAGTCTGGTCTTTGCGCCCACTGATGAGGATGCTGTTGTATTTTTTCTTTTCTGCCATATTATTCTTTTAGTTTAATTTGATATTCGTTATCATCACCAGCTACAAGTTCGTCTGACCAATAATAGTAGAGGTCACCTAGCTTTGTGGTGTTCATGGAAGTCTCAAAACCGCATTGGTTGAAGATGAGTGGCTGGCGGCTTGCAAACCAGATGTATGGTTTCTCTTCCGTGGTTTCAATGGTAAGAGTCTGACCGACAAGAGTGCCTTCCATAAGCGTAAGGTCTTCCATGTTCAATTCGCTCATATTCTTGGCTGATGATGCGCCATAATAGCTTGCCTTGACGGTTCCACTTGCTGTGATGGTAACATAGCCTGATACGGCTGGGATGAAGACCTTGTGGGTGTTGCTGTTGTAATATTCAGCAGTAACGTCCTTTCCGTCCATGATAACCTTTACCTGACCGATACTGAAACCTTCTATAGGCATGAACTGAGCTTCCAGTTTCTTTCCGTTGCTGATAGTTCCGTTAATCACGAAGTTCTCCTGATTCTCCACCATTTGAGTTTCGCCATTGATGGTATAGCTGAACTTAGCGTTATCAACGATGAAAGAAATAGGGCAAGTAGACTGATTCTCGGTCACGATGTAATAGCGAAGGTTGAATAAGCCAGTATGCTCACCTTCCGTGATTCCGATAGGAACATTACTCATAGAGTTGTGTTCTACGATTCTCAGAAGGTTGCGCTCGATGCTGACCATTTCGCTTCCATCATACTTCCATGATACCCTGACGTTATAGTTTCCGTAATCAAGGGTGGAAGGAATGTCGCATATCAGTACGTTGCCTTGGATTCCTGCTACTTGAACTGGAACAGAAATTGTATTGCAGAAATAGCCCGACAACTCAACCCTGATGTCGGTAGCCAGATTCATATCGAAGTCAACGAGTCGCTGGAACTCTTTCGATACGTCCATCTTCCGCACCATGATGTGGAGTTTGAAACTATTTCCTTGTACTATTTTATAAATCATATTTTGATACACATTATTAATAATAGGCAAAGATAGGCAGAATTTTCTCCACCTATCTTTTATCCGTTTATTTAGGGCAGAAAAATTTTAGATTAAGCCCTTCCATCTGAGAAATTTGCGCTTGCGGCTGCGCTTTCCCTTCTCACTCTTGCAGTTGGTATGGTAGACACAATCCTTGAAGAGGTCTCTGACCTTTATGTCGTTGTCTACCAGTTTGGTTTTCTTGAATGCCTCGAAGAGTGAGCGATTCATAATCATGAGGTTGCCCTTCTGCGTAGGAAGAACGTAGAAGATTTCACCATTGTTCTTCTTGGATGCGTAGTCTGCCTTAGCCGTAGCTTGGCGGTACATGATTTCGCACTTGATGCGCTTGAAAATCTTTGTTACTTTCATAATCGTAATTATTATTGTTTGAAACTATATGATGGTTGCTGCCGAAACAGAAACCTTTCTTCTCATTACTCTTGCCTGATTCTGTATCATCTTAGGCATTTCCATTTCATTGAAACAGATGTGGAGTCCGATGGCTCTGGTCATGAGCAAATCATCGTGCTTTCCGTCTGCTGCCTCGTATACGGTTCCGTTCTTCTCGTATGTGAGATATTCATCTAAGCATCTATCGTCTCGCTCTACATAGAGTTGTTCACGGATAACCTGAACCAATACTGAGATAACCATCGGCTTGGTTGCCACGTTGGTATGGAATCCGTACTTCACTGGAACCTTATTCTTGATGTCCGATTCACTCTGCTTGCGAGCGTAGAGATTGTCGTATACGTCCTTGATTTGATTCAGGATGAACTCAGACTGGTCACCACCTTCCAAGATGTGCTCCTTGTCTTTCGTCTCCAAGGTGTTGGATTCAATCACCAACAGAGCATCGTTGTAGTATTTGGCTATCTGAGCCGCCTTCCATGCCAGCAAGTCCATATCTATGTGTCCGTACCATTGGGCTACCACGTATGGCTTGCCGCCTTCCATCATCCAATAGCGGTCGAAGACACAGATAACAGACCAGTCGGCATTCTTGCTACGTCCACCAATATCCACTACTACCAGATAGCGGTTTATCACCTTGCAATCATCAAAGGTCTCAGGCTTGCTCCATATCCACAACTGACCCTGTTTGTCTTCACAGAATCGGATATTCAGCATACACTTCTTTCCCTTATATCCGTCACCATAAACATCACCGATGAACTTAGGTGCTCGGCATCCCTTGCGGAACTTGTCAACCTTGTCTTCGGCAAACACCTTGGCTCCTGAATGCTTGAATGCTTCAATATCATCGGTAGGGTAGCCAGCAGCCATATCGGCATGGTCGGTGAACTTCCTTCGCTCTGCCATATACCAGTTGATAGCTTCGAGTGGAGCACCCAGCGTCCATAACTTCCAAAGATAGGTACATGGCTCTTCTCGGTCGGACATCGTGTTTGTATTGTTGCGGTTCTCGTATAGCCATTTGGCGAACTCCACCTTCTGTTTCTTTGATTCAAAATCAAGATGATACATATCGTATATCTCGAACCAAGGTACAAAGAACGGTTCAAACTGGGATTGTCCTTTTTTGGCTGCAAGCCATTCCTTGTGAAAGAAGTTGCCGGTACCATTTGCGGTGGATTCGTAGGCAATCATCGTGTATGGTCGGTACAAGATACCATTAGTAGCATTCTGTACTACCTCCTCAGGAGATTTACCATCCGTCTTTTTCCACAAACCAACCTCGGAAAGGTGTACCAAGTTGTAGTCTTCACCATTGGCTGACAACGGTCGTTCCATGGAACCCACCTTAATCTTGCAGAATCGCTGAGGAACCTTCTTTACATTACCTGATGTTCCCACTCCAACAAACTTCGGCTCGTTCTCAGAGAATGCTTCTCCCATTTCGTAGAGGAACTTGGTAGGAAAGTTTTTCAGAGCTTCCTCGAACATACCACGGATGGTCTCTGCTGTGTCCTTAACCTGAGCCACGATGAGCGAGTTGAGACCCTTCTGCCACATGAGTTGCAGCCAGAGGAAGTACATCTGAATAACCGTAGAACCTCCCCATTGTCGGGCTTTCAGCAGGATGAGACGGATAGGGCGATTCTTCTTTCTTCGCTCCTCCAGCCACCTGAGCAGTCTTCGCTGCGGTCTTCTGAGTACAAAACGGAAGGGGATACCTCCACCTTTCGGCTTGATATAGATGAATGTGGCGAAGAAGAAGAAAGGGTCGTGTTTCATCCTGATGCGAGTAAACTGCTCCACCAGTTGCTCCATTTCTTCCTCTAGGTCGTATGGTTCGTCTATATCCTTGTGCAGTTCATTGATTACATCCTTGCAGCTACCAAATTCGATGAGCATCTTGACGAGCGGAATCTTCTTCATGGAAACTGGAAGCTGCTGTTTCTGAATCGGGAAATCAGGAAGGAAGAGCAGGAATCGCTTATCTCCACAACCTTCACCCTTGATAGGATTGAATGGTGTGTTGATTTCCTTGATGCGTTTCTCGTTCTCCTTCAGGATGCCCAATACGTGTTTATCGAGTGCATCAGTCAGTTTGGCGGTTACTTGTCTTGGCATAGCGGTGCATTTAAATATCCCCACAACAGACCAAGTACATAGCAATAGATGTGGACTCCAACTGCCATGCAAGGGAAGAAGATTCCAACACAGATATATAGGAGAATGGTGAGATTGTATCTTATCTTATTCTCCACGTAAGGGGCGATAAAGCCCATGTAAGCATAGATAAAGCCGCTGAGACCGATGATTGGTAGGGAAGAGGTGAATGGATAGCTGATGGCTATGAGATAGAATGCCACCAAGTGACCGATGCCACAAGGGATGGCTCGGTAGCATTGATGGAAAACATAAAGGTTGATGGCAGCATGAAAGATGTTCTGATGAAAGAAAGGGTAGCTTAGTCGGTTCTGAATAGAACAATCGTCAAAGAGACCCATGCCATCATATCCAAGAAAAGTGATACACATTATTATAATGTACCCAGCATAAAGCGCAATCTTCTCTTTCGTCTCTCGTAGCATCTTTGCTTCTCCTCCTTTCTCACCCTGCTAAGAATTACGTGTATGCTTTGAGGAGTCAAATAGAAACTGGGTGCTTTTTCAGCACATACACGTTTGATAATATCCATATTACTCAGATATGGCTCATTACTCTTATGAATCTGGAATCGTCTGAAAATCTCCTGATACATTTCCTTTCGGGTAGGAATCATGTTATCAAGAGGTTTTCCTTTCAGTAAGTCTAATATGACTATATAAGCACGGTCTTCTGAAACCCAAAATCTTCTGCTCGGAGATTGGGCTAGCTTTTCCTCAATCTCTGAGAGTCTGATATTGTCTCTTACATTAATAATTTCTTTGTAAGCCCTCAATAAATCAGCATCACGTTCCTCTATAAAATAGCATCGTGAATCCTTATATTTCATATCTGACCCTGCAAATATACAAAAAAGTATTGAATTAGTCGCATCCGATTAGACTAAATTAACGGATAAAAGATGAAAATCGGAAAAAAGCATTAATTTTGGGCATTGATTTATAAATATACACATATATATATGGACGAAAATACAAATATTGAGCAGAATGCTGGTGCTGCAAAACAGCAAGATACCAAGACCAAGAGAGACTTGGCTTTGGAGCGTTTGAAGACCCGCCACCCTGATACGGAGTATGCGGATGATGAAGCTATGTATGGAGCCATCAACGATGATTATGATGCTGACCAGAAGGCTTTGCAGGGTTATAAGGATAATGAAAAGGCGATTGGCGATTGGCTGGGTAGTGACCCTGAGGCGGCTACCTTCCTTCAAGCGATGAAGGCTGGCAAGAGTCCTTACGCTGAGTTGATTCGTACTCATGGCGAGGATGCCATTGATTACTATTCAGACCCTGACAATGCGGATGAGATTGCATCGGCTCAGTCGGAGTTCTTGCAGAATGCTGCCAACGGCAAGAAATTGCAGGAGGAGTATGACAAGAACATGCCTTCCAGCTATGAGGTGTTCGACAAGTTGGAAGAGAAGTATGGCGAGGAAGCTGTGAACGATGCCATCGACCAGTGCTTTCAGACTATGCGCAATGTGGTGACAGGCAAGTTTACCGAGGATATGATTACTGCTTTCATCAAGGCAAAGAACCATGATACTGATGTGGCTGATGCTGCCCATGAGGGTGAAGTTCGTGGCAAGAACAGCAAGCACGTCAAGAACCTTGAACTGAGAAAGAAGGGTGATGGTACTGCCGACCTTGATTCTGCCAATGCGGAGACCAAGCCTACGGATAATCAGCCTGACCTTGGTGCTGTTGGTAGAATATCACGTAGGGGTAATATCTGGCAGCGTGGCAACGAGAAGAGAACACACATTCGATAATGAGAAAAGGTAAAAAGATAATATATAATGTTTAATTAATTTAGGATAACAATGAAGAAAAGTACATTTAATCGGCTGCTTTCTGTCTTCCTGATGGTTATGGCAGTTATTTTTGGAGTGAATGGTCAGGTTATCATGGCTGAGGCGGCTCTGCCTGATGGCGGTACTACCGAGAGTGGTCATGCTGCGGAAGCTGGTGGTGCTACTGCTGCCGATGATGCTGGCAATGGTGGTGCGGCTCGTCAGGATGATGGTATCGCTACTGAGGGAAAAGGTCGTGAGCACTTTAACGAGAATGGTACGGAGTTCTATGAGAACGACATCAACGACAAGATTACCAAGATTCGTCCGATGGCTACTCCAGTTGACCAGATTTCACGCTATGCGACAACCAAGCCTGCTAGTTCGTTTGTAGTTGAGTATTGGAGTATCGGTACACGTCCTATCAAGACAACCGTCAAGGAGGATACCACGAAGAGTACTGGTACATCTATGGTATTGAAGGTAGAAGACCCTGAAATGTTTACTTTGGATGATACCATCCGAGTGGTGGGTGTGAAGGCTATTACCAACTATAAGGGTGTTGCCTATTCAACAATTACAGATGCTCCTACTCCTGATTTGGAACTTTGCGTTTGCGGTAAAGATACAGAGGGTTATCCTATTGTGTATGCTGTAAATGGTGAGTTGGTCAGCAAGCAGGCTATCGGCATTCCTGTTTTGAAGAAGGGTCAGGTACTTATCCGTATGGCTAAGAGTTGCGGTGAGTTGGATGTACAGACAGGTCGTTTCAACAACCTTCCTGATTCTGAGATTCAGTACTGCCAGAACTTCATGATTCAGGTAGAGGAGAGTACCTTTAATAAGATTGCAGCTAAGCGAGTAGACTGGGATTTCTCTGACATCGAGGAGGATAGTATCTATGATATGCGTCTTGCGATGGAAGGTACTTATCTCTTCGGTGATATGGCTTGTATCAAGCATACTACCAAGAACAACTCTGCCCAGTGGTTTACCAAGGGTATTTGGTGGATGGCTGGTAAGGATATTGAGGTAGGTCATGTTGCTACTGCTGACGATATTAAGAAGGGCTACGGCAAGAATGAACGAGTGATTACTGATTTGGAGTTGGTTGACATTTCAAAAGACTTGTTTGTTGGTACTGGTATCGGCAACAAGCGCAAGGTGATTATCGCTGGTTCAGATTTCGTGAGCGCATTCAGTAAGATTGATTCTGACAAGTTCCGCTTGAAGGACACCGTTGAGGTTTGGGACTTGAAGTTCAAGAGTTGGGAGACTGACTTCGGTGAGGTGTTGATGATTCACTCTGAGTTGTTTGACATCTTCGGCATGAGCGACTGCGGCTTTGCCCTTGACCCTGAGTTCTTGGTTAAGCGAGTACACTTGTCTTGGACTCGAAACGTGCTCGACTTGAAGAAGGCTGGCATCCGTAACACCGATGCAGTAGTTATTCAGGAGGTAGCTTGTCTGTACTTGAAGTACCCTAAGGCACACGCTCGTATGCGCCTTGCTGCGGTTCCTGCAACAGATAGCCTTTCTGATACAGAGGTAACCAAGGCTGCTGCCTAAAAGCAAGTAGAATTGCAATTTATTCATCAAATAGTGAGGGGTGTGGGCACTAGCCCCATCCCTTTTTTAGTAACACATATATATAATAAGGTATAATCATGTTTAATAAATATCAAGCAGGTACTGATTTGGCATTCAGCGTTATGGTAGGTGATGAGAGAATGCGTATTGTATTTGAGGGTAAAACGATGGGCAGCAGTGTCTATATGACAAGAGACCCTAAGGTACAGAAGGCTATCGAGTCTCATTATTGGTTCAAAGACAAGTTCTTCTTGGCAGAGAGTATTGACGAGAAGAAGGAAGCTGCGGAAGCCAAGAAGAAGGCTGCTGCCAAGGCAAAGAAGAAGGTGGCTGACGAGAAGAAGACTCACGTTGTGACAGACTTTGAGGATGCCAAGGACTATCTGGCTGAGACCTATGGTGTGAGCCGTTCCAAGATGAAGACCAAGGAAGACATCTTGGATATTGCTAAGGAAAAGGGTGTTGAACTAGAAGGTTTGGAGTAATGGTAGAATATGCTGTATCTGATTTAGTGAAAGAGGTGAAGGTGCTCTTGGATAGAAACCAAGAGTCTGCTGGCTTGCTGGCTCCTGACGATTCTGATACACTCTCGCAAGCAGAACTTATTGAGAGTAAAATCGTAGATGCAGCAAGAATCATTCTTTCGGATTCTCCTGAATATATGGTGGAAGGTACTTCGTGTACGAATGCTGTAACGTGGACGGATAGCAACAGCTATTACGTGGGTAAGATGGTTTTGCCTATCGATATGCTGAGAATCCTTTCTGTGAAGGCAGAAGGCTGGAACCGTCCTGCTACAATCATTTCAGAGAGCGATGATGCCTACAAGTATCAGAACTGCAAATATGGAGTCAGGGGAAATCCAGAGCGACCGATTGCTGCTATCGTGCATACGGCTAACGGCAAGAGTATCGAACTATATACTAGTAAAAAGCAGGATGCTACATTGGCATTCATCTACGTTCAGGTTCCATCTATCACTACCGAACAGAAAATCAGTCTGCCTTCCGTCCTGAAAGATTCCATCTTATACATGGCTGGCTATCTCACTTGTATCAGCCTTGGCGATACCGATACTGCAAGCGGATTCCTTGGAGTGGCTAGAAAGTTGGCACATATTGTTGAACCTACAACATCATAAATTATGGCAAAGAAGAAAGAAGAAACCAAACTGCTATCGTTGAGTAGGGTACTTGACAAGGAAGAACTGGATAGCGTGAAGGCATCCAAGAACCGATTTGACAAGCCATACGAGCGTGCCTTCTCAATCTTGCTGGAGGCTCAACGATACTATAACAACATGGATAACTTCCGAAAGCGAAGATTGCGTAACAAGCGATACTGCTATGGAGACCAATGGGGCGATACCATTGAGTTCAAAAACAAGTGTGGCTTTAAAAAGCGTATCAAGGAGGAAGACTATATCCGTGAGCAGGGTAGCGAACCATTGAAGAACAACCTTATCCGTAGGTTGGTGAAGAATGTGCTGGGTGTATATCGCTCCCAGAGCAAGGAACCTACCTGCAATGCCAGAGATAAGGATGAGAAACGATATGGTGAGACCATGAGCGTGGTGCTGCAATGTAACCGACAACTGAACCGAGAGACGGAACTGGATGCAAGAACCATGGAAGAGTTCCTGATAAGCGGTGCTGCTATCTATAAGAAAAAGTATGGATGGCGAAGAGGTAGGTTGGATTGCTGGACGGACTACGTGAATCCGAACAATTTCTTCATAGACAACAATATGAGGGATTTCCGTGGTTGGGACGTGAGTTGTTTGGGTGAGGTGCATGACATTACCATCGGCAACGTACTGAGAGAGTTTGCCAAGTCTCCTGCTGAAGCTCGGAAGTTGAAGGAGATATACCGGTTAGCGGCTAACCGAGATTTCGTGATTGCAGACTGCACTCAGCGATTCGGTGAGTTCGACCCTAAGACTATCGACTTTATGAATCCTGCCAACCCTTCGCTCTGCCGAGTGATTGAGGTTTGGCGCAAGGAGAGTAAGCCAAGGTACCGATGCCACGACTACAACAATGGCGATGATTTCAAGATTGATATTGAGGATAAGGCTGATATTGTAGATGCAGAGAACAGAGACAGAATCAGGCGAGGTATGGCTGCTGGCATGCTGGAAGAGGATATTCCTCTGATTGATGCCGAGTGGTTTATGGATGATTACTGGCATTTCTACTATCTTTCTCCTTTCGGTGATATTCTGAGAGAAGGCGAGACTCCTTATGCTCATGGTGAGCATCCATACTGCTTTAAGTTCTATCCGTTTATTGATGGCGAGATTCACAGCTTCGTGGAAGATGTGATTGACCAGCAGAGATACGTGAACCGACTTATCACGATGTATGACTTCATCATGCGTGCAAGTGCCAAGGGTGTGCTGCTCTGTCCTGAGGATTGTCTGCCTGATAATATGAGTTGGGATGATTTCTGCGATGAGTGGAGTAGATTCAATGGTGTGGTGAGATACAAGCCAAACAAGAGCGGTCAGGTTCCTCAGCAAGTGGCGAATAACTCTACGAACATCGGTATCGGTGATTTGCTCAGCTATCAGTTGAAGTTCTTTGAGGATATATCGGGCGTGAACGGAGCCTTGCAAGGTAAACCAGGAGTATCAGGTACGAGCGGTTCGCTCTATGCACAGCAGACACAGAATGCTACCATGTCGCTGCTTGATATATTGGATACTTTCAGCCAGTTCATCATTGATGGTGCTTACAAGACCGTGAAGAATATGCAGCAGTACTATGACGTGGCTCGTAACTTCAATATCGTGGGTAGGGCAGGACAGATTGTACACTACGACCCTAAGAAGATACGAGACGTTGAGTTTGACATAAACATCACGGAAAGTACGGCTACTCCTGTATACAGACAGATGGCAAATGAGTTCCTTATGACCTTATGGCAGAATCAGGCTATCACGCTGGAGCAGTTGTTGCAAGTAGGAGATTTCCCATTTGGAGAGGAGTTGTTGCAATCGGTTGCATCCAACCAGCAAGCCATTCAGAATGGTGAGACTCCACAAGGATTCTCTCCTCAGCTTCAAGCCAAAGTTGCTCAGGCATCACAGAGCAATCCGAAGGCTCAGGCGATGTTGCAGCAGATGATGAGCGGTCAGGGAGTGAGTCCTGACGGACAGAACCCACCGCTTGCTGCTTAGTTTATAATTTATAGTTAATAGTTTATAGTTATGATTGCAGACAAACCAAGTGACAAGGAATGGTATGGCAATGGGAAACCTGATGCCAGCCAAGGTGGCAACCCGAATGGTGGTGTTGCTTCAGAGACCCAAGGTAGGGAGAATAAGCCCGAACTTTACGAGAATGACGTTATCGGAAAGGTGGCGAAACGCAAGAAAAGCGACATCTGGACGAGGGGTGGAGAGAAGAGAACCAGATTTAAGGACGAATAAAGAAAGGAGGTGTTTTTATCGTAACTGTATTTGTCTGATATTCAGATAGCTACAGAAATATCTACGAGTTTATGGTGCTGCGTTTAAGATATTCGTATCTTTGCAACATCATAAACTTTTAATTTGTATAGGTATGAATTTCGTAGATTTCGTAGAAAAGTATCAGCAGGAAATGGCTCCTGAACAGATGTTGGCTATAGCTAAGGCAGTCGGCAAGTATCTCTCATGCAAGTTGAGCGATGTGGAGGAGCATCATCTTTGTGCGATGGTGTATGGTGTGTTGAGCGAAGAGCATTTTGACAAACACTTTGCCGATGATGCTATCAGCAAGATGTGGTATGAGGATGCTGACGGAACCAAGCATACGGCTCCTTTCTTCTCGGATGATGAGATAAGAGAAGCCTTTGACAAGCATCAGGATGATATTTCTGACTATACCATCCATGATTTGGCTGTTACTATGAACCTGATGAGAAGTGACCATCATGTGATGCTGGAGCGATATAGCAAAGATGCTGATGAGTTGAAGGAAATGGTGGTTTTGATGGCTATCGAGTATCTGCAAGACCCTGACTGCTTGTATCCTACCAGCAAAATATGGCACACAATAAACGGATAAAGTAACTAATTGGGAATCATTTCTTATCTTTGCATATTATTAATAATATATAAATATAAGATATGACTCCAAATGTACGTGAAGGATTGCAATATGGTGCAGCTATAGGAATGCTAGTGAGTGGTGTTGTACTCACCTTCCTATCATTCTTTCTCAACAATTATGTGGTGTCTGATGGTGTGCTGTGGTATGTCAGTCAGACATTGGTTTACTCTGGAGCAATATTCGGGGTAAACGTTTATTTCAAGACAAAACTAGGCAACTTTGAGAGCAAGGTGAAGGATGAACTCGAAAGTATGCTGAAACAAGTGAAGGAGGGCAAGTAATATGAAGGTAACAAGAGAACAGATTTTGGCTATTATGCCGAATGCCAAGGATAAGGTGGATGCGTTTCTTCCTTATATCAATGGCTATGCTGAGGTGTTCCATATTGATGCTCCTAAGCGAATGGCTCATTTCTTGGCTCAAATTGCACATGAAAGTGGTGAACTGAGATACACCAAGGAACTCGGCAACAAGGACTACTTCCATAGGTATGATGTGGGCAAGTTGAAGAACATGCTCGGCAACCTTAAAGATGGTGATGGCTACAAGTATCGGGGTAGGGGATTGATTCAGATTACTGGCAGAGCCAACTATCAGGCTTATCAGAACAGCAAGTATTGCACTGGTGACATCATGGAGAATCCTCAGTTGCTGGAGCTTCCGCTAGGAGCAACGAAGAGTGCTATGTGGTGGTGGTGGAAACATGACCTGAACAAACTGGCTGATAGTGATAGGTTCGTTGCTATTACCAAAACAATCAATGGTGGAACCAACGGCTTGGAATCAAGACGAAAGTTTCTTACAAGAGCAAAGAAGGTCTTTAATGTTTAGCCTATGAAAGTAAAATGGTACGATACTGATTTTTGGCAAGTAGCACTATACGTGATTGGTATCTTGCTGGTGGCTTTTCTTCTGTCGGGATGCAAGACAAAATACGTCCCGATGGAAAAAGTTATATGTCGGGACGTAGTAAAACACGATACGCTGCATACTTCTGACAGCGTTTTTGTGCGTGATTCAATCTTTCTCAGACAGAAGGGAGATACTTGCTTTCTTGACCGATGGCATGAGAAGAGCATTTATAAAAATGTGTATAAGGTGAAGGTGGATTCCTTCCTGAAAAGAGACTCCATCCCAGTTCCCTACCCAGTAGAAAAACAACTCTCCAAGTTGGAGCAGTTTCAGTTGAAGTATGCAGTATGGTCTTTTGGAGCACTCTGCATGCTGCTAATCGTATTAGGTTATAAACTCTATAAAAAGATAAAGAATGGCAAATTTCACATTGACAATCACGAAAAGTGACATCTATGAGGAGGTGGCAAAAACTACTGCCTACATAGGAGGAAAGAACTTGGATAAAAACGGAAAAAGTCTGTATGACCAAGTGTTTGTGACGGAAGCTGATAGAGAAATGCTGGAAGGCTTTTGGGAAGATTCCATTGATGATGTTTCCGTAGCCTTGGAGAGTATTCTTGGATGGCAGAAGTGTGACTCAGGCAGCAACGAGGTCTTTGGTCTGAGAGTAAGCAGCCTTTTTAATGAGAGTTTATTTAAGACCTTAGAATCAACGGTTTTTAGTTATGTAGTCAACAAAATAGTAGCAGAATGGTGCTCAGTAGTCTATAAGGATAAGGTGGAAGATTATCTCTCCAAGGCAAACGTTTTGCTGCTAAAGATTGACGCAATCATTTATACACGTAAAAGACCAACAAGATAGGAGGATAGGATATGAGGTATTGTAATAAAGGATATAAAGTGATGATAGAGTTGGAAAAGAATGAGTTGGTATATGACATCAAGAATACTGCTTTTTCTTTTGCTGATTCTTATTCCAAGCAGAAAGGTATAGATGCCAAACAATTAAAGAATGTGTTTGACGTATCAGAGGAAGGAAACCGAGATAAGTTAGCAAGGATTCTAGACTCAGCAGTAGAGGATTGCAGAGAAATGCTTTTCCGTTTCACCAAGGTGGAAATGCTTGGTGGCGGCTTTGATTCCAACGAATGGGAAGAGTGCATAGGCTCGCCTACCAACGAGGAGGATGCCTATTACTTGGCGATGAGGATGTCGCAAGGTTTCTCGAAAACAAGTGTACATACCATGACCGTCTACTTGCATGACTACATCGTGAACCAATGCCTTTATGAGTGGTTGATGATTGTATATCCTGATGGTGCTGATAGGTTCTGGGCACTGGCTGAGGATAAGAAACAGAAGATTAAGGATGCCAGCAACCGCTCGGCTGTTAGAGCAAGAATCGCTTTGCATCCATTTTAAATGATTAGTCGTTTAAGGCTAAGATAAAGCAAGGGAAGCTATCCATCACGGACTGCTTCCCTTTATTTTTTATATAGCAAAAAAAATATTTATCTAAGTTTATGTTCCACTAGACGTGGACTCCTGCTTGGTAGTTACCGAACCAGTAACAGCAGCATTAATATTGATACTCTCAGGCAAGGTCTTGACATTTACGTCTGTAGCAGCCAGTTTCAATCCGTTCTTCTGCTGGTCGGCATACTGATTCTTATCCTGAGCGATAAAGTTGTTGATAGCTGTAGCTATGTTGTAGAGCAGTTTATCGGTGTCGCTGCTGAGAGAATCAGAATCAACTGATGCGTACTTGTTGTTCTCAACGGTTGCCGATGTTGTCTCCTTCTCACGATACAGAACAGCCTGATTGATGAACTCCTGAGCAAACAAGAATGACTTGCTTACAAGTTGCTTAATCTTGGTGTTGTCTATATTGAGCGGATTCTCATACTTCTGTAACATAGCCTGCAAGCAACTTGCGGCTACTTCTTCTCTAGGCTGTAGGGTAGCGATTGAGAAGATTTCCTCTTCTTTGCCGCTTTCCTCTGTTCCACCTGTCTCTGATGCGGTAGCTATTCCGTATTTAGGGAATGGGCGAGCATTTGATGTTCCATTAGATGAGGTTTCTCTGACGAGTTTAGTGCCAGTTGTTTTTGTGATGTTGGAGTCTACAATATAGGCAACACCTACTTTAGTTTTATTCAGATTATAGAGATTTCCGTATGAGTCGAAATAGAACAACTGGTATAAGTTGTTGTTGAATATCACATATCCCATGTACATATTTGTACCTAAAGGATAAATGTTGATACATGTGGATAGAACTATCTTGTCATCTATTTTCGTTCCCAAGGATGCACCTTGCTCAACCTTGTATTTATCGAAGTCGGTTAATGTATATTCTGCCATAATTATCTGAGTTTATTTTGTAATCTTGTTTGGAATTCTGTAGATAGTGCGCTGATAGATTCTTTTGGGGCAAGATTGCCCATAAGCGCAAGCCTGAAATATTTGTATGGCGAACCGATAAGGTTTCTGAGATACATATTTACAGAAGAACCAACGTAATACCAATTAGCTAAATCATTACTTCCAAACAGAACCGTTCCACACTTTCCTGCCTGAATGCTGCTGAAATATCCTCTTGTAATGCAATCGAACATGGTCTTATAGGCATCCTGACCAAGCGTTAAAGGACGGCTACATAGGAAGAATGGAACATTCTCTGTTGGCTCCTTCACATACACATCGAGTATGTTTCCTGCTTTGTCTGTAGCGTATGACTCTGGATATATGTTTACTCGCTTGTTGAAGACATTGTGCATGGTTCCCCACATCTTGCTTTTCAAAGAGTAAACGTAAGCATAAGTATAGTTTGGGTTGAACACTATGATACGGCTATCGTAATAGTCGTAAATCATATCAGCTTCTTCGAGATACTTACGGAAACGGACATACTTCACATCTGACTCAGGAATATTACCTAGTGAAAGGAGTTTATTCGGATAGGTCTTATCCTTTGTTGAATGTGAATAAATGGATAGAAAATCGAAAGGATAATCATCCAGTACATCGGTAAGACAAACAGACTCTCTTCCTTGCTGCATCATGATTCCTCGCTCTGTCGGGAACAGAACTGCATCATCAATCTGCAAAATGCCTTTAGGGTTGGAGCAAATTTCACGTAAAGCTGGTTGTCGTGACTGATATGTTCCTGTATCAGTCAACATGACTACCCATACACCTTCATCGGTGAATGCGTAGAGTGGAGCATCGCCAAATTGACCTTCGCTGATTGGTCGGGTGTTGGCGGCTAGTGCGCTTATGATAGAAGAACCTACCTGAACAGAATTTGCTGATGGGAATACCAAAGGATTCTCGGCTTCGCTAACCTTTATGACGTTTGGATGCTGTGTGATATATTTTTGGCTCACGACATTACTTAAAGCAGCATCGTATTCTTCCTTGGTTATCTCTGTGAAGTCACCTGTATCTATTGGTGTGTTGTCCCAATAATATGAAGATGAAATGACCGTTCCACCTTGATTTCCAAAACTACCACCTCCATTACTTCCTGCTCTCGTTGTTCCACCTGATGAATCCTTTTTAAGGAGTTTATGGCGGTATATTTGCATGAAAGCAGGAAGACCAGCATCATCGTGATATAGGTACATGTAATCAGACAACTCAGCTTTTTCTTCTTCTGTAGGCGCATCAACTCTTCCTCCAAAACCTTGATTATCCAAAGAACCAGAAGATTGTCTATCAACTGCGATAGGAGTGGTACGATTCTTACTGATATTGATATAGTAAGACATACCGAATGTATCGGAAGGCTTTAAACTTACCCTCTTGGAATAATACTTGTCATACTTCGGTAAGTGAAAATAGATAGTCATTGCCGTAGCAAGCGTGTTGGGGTATGCCAAGATAGGGCAGATAGGATATTGCAGTTTCCCCTTGTGGTATATATCTCGTTTGATGCTATTTTCGCTGATGCTTACCTTGAAGACTGCATCGCAAATATAATCGGTGGTAGCGGTGCTACTAGTTGCAACATCTACATACTCATTTAGGCATAGCTGTGCATTTGAAATTTTTCTCTTGGAGAAAATATCTGTATCGAAAGCATTATAGATGGTCTTCTTTACGTTTCCTATATGCAATCGGTTGTTGTATGTTATAGAGCACTTGCCTCCAAAAGTGTCTCGCTTGAAGTCTGCCAAAGAAATACTTTCTTCTGTCTGTAAAACTCGTTTGAGTTGTATATCTGTGCCTAGCTTTTCCTTGCTGATACTGGCACTTAGATAGAAGGATTTGTTTTCAAACGACTGATAAATATCTTCCTCTGACAAATATTGGAAGGCATCACAATTCACACCTGATGCCATTTTGTTATTCCAAAGAAAACAATTATTTCGTGAAATACCTCTAGTTCTTTTTTCTGTATCAATAAAAGATTCAGGCTGGGACAGATAAACATCTACACCAAGAATAAGGTCTTCCAAGCCTTCGGGTATATCCATGCTGACATTTATGGTGTGGGTGTGAAGACTTGTGCTTGTGCCTACAGATTTCTTTTCCTGATACCAGATAAACTTATTGAATGATGTTTCAGGCGCAAGGATGAATGGATTTGATATATTTATGTGTGAGGTTCCATCATATAACTTGATAGCCAATACTCCAAAAACTGTATATTTGAAGTACTCCTTGCCTTTTTCGTTTAGTCGTTTGTTGATAAGTGAATCAAATGCGTTGAATATGATAGATGCGCCTTTGAGAGAAGTATCTACGTTATTATTAAAGTGTCTGTTCGTCTCAAAAGCATTATCCCAATCATCGCCAAGGTTGACTGATACATCACATTTCTCAGACTTAACATTGGTGATTGTTGCACTATAGCTAAGTGAAGAAAGGTCGAAACTTGTGTAGTTGCTACCTTTCCAATATGCGTACATTGTTTTCTCGTCACCTATGAAACATAAGATATTGCCAACTGCTGTGACGGCATTGACGTGGAATCCGTTGAGGTTGATGGTGTTCTTGGTTCCGTCTCCACTTTTCTCTAGCCAGTACCAAGTATCATCTGATTTACGGATGATGTAGTGAGAGTGAATCGTTTCATCGTGTGTTACCTTATGAACCAGTTCTATTGTGTCTCCTGAATCCAGCGTGATGTTCTGCTCTACTACTACTGGCTGGTGGATAGGGTGGAGTGCCCCATCCTCGTTGATGAGGTTGAGGCAGGTTGCCAACTCCCCATCCTGACAATCGTAGTCGGATGGAGAGTGGGTAATCCCTTTGAGTATTACTTCTTGTCTTGTTGCCATGTGCTCGAATTTAAGTTTGGTCGCATGATTTCGTAATAAGGTTCGCCTTTGGCTGACTTGCGTGGGATGCAAGTCAGGCGAACCATTCTGTTGATAGGAAGGTTGTACTCATCAAGGATGGAGGTGATGGAAGGGTAGTCACTTCTGAAACCTACCTTCTTATACTTCTGATTAAATTGAAGCTGAGCGAAGGCGGTGTTGGCTTTGCGAAGTTCTTCCCAGTCCTCACGCATGCAGAATCCGTATGTACCTCGGTCAGATAACCTGAACACGAAGATGGAATTGTCTGTTCGCTCCTTCTGCATGATGTGGTCATAGATGCCCTTGGAGAGCGTGACCGAGTTGGCTCTTCCGTCCAGTACCACAAAATCGTTGCGGTGCCTGAAACCATTTACTTTATCTATTAAATACTTGAATTTCATGTTGCAAATATAATATGAAAAGTGATAAAATGGATATTATCCGTTAACTTTGTCTTTCCGCTTGGGTCTACCATTGCGGTTGCCATACTTGGTGATGATGGCAGATGCTCGCTCAGAGCGGTAACAGCCACATGATTTGGTTCGTCCGTCACGAAGAGCAGAACCTAGAACCGTACAACCCCTGCCACAATCACATTTGCATATCCAGAACGCACCATGCTGGTGGTTCTCTTTATCAGATTTTCGGCAGACGAGTAATCTGCCGAAACGCTGTCCAGTAAGGTCTATCAACTTTCCCATACTACTTCTCTGCCAGTTTCTTTGCCTCTTCAACTGATACTGGCTTTCCGCTAAGAGGAATGCGGAAGTCGAACTTTGAACGGAAACCATAATAGCCTACGAAATCGAAGCTCTGTTTCATGCGCTCGTCTGTGGTGATGTACTTCTTGTAAGCCTTCACCTCCTTCTCTGAGCGGTAGATGGTAGAGTTGACGAAGTAGGAACTGGTTCCCTTGTTAGCGATTACTGCAATAAAGAACTGCTTACCAAGGAACTTCTCCTTGATACGCTGAATGATTGAGATTTTCTTTGTATTCATATATAAAATTTGATTAATTATTAAGAAGAATGCAGATAGGCTGCACTCTTAAAACTATTCGATTCCACAAGATACGATACCATCTTCTTTGTTGATACCTCGGAAGTGCTCGCATCGCTGGCAAGCAAGGCTACCTACCATCAGTATTTCATGGGTGTACTTGCCGTATATGCCGAATGGGCAGGGAGTGGTGTACTCAAAGTGCCCACCGACAAATTCATTGACGTTAAATTTTGGATATTTCATAGTATGTTAGTACGCCGTGTATAATTCTAGATTTTTGTAGTATTTTCTTGTAACAGAAAATATTTTTTTCTTGTCTCTTCCACATGACTTTTGCTCAGGGCAGAAACCTCTATATACACATTGAGGAACGCAAGCGGATGCAAGCAAAGGTTCGATACAAGCCAACTTATCAAGTATCTTATACCACACCTCTCTTGTCTCATTGGATGCCTTGTTGCAGAGTCTCAGTTTGGAGATATTGATAATCTCCTGAGCGTTGAGGGATAATTGTAAGTTGACCAACTCATCCTGACGCATATCGTGACGTGATACATTGGAGCCAGTAATATCTGGTCTAGATGTGGAGACGAATGGCTGTGCATGAACGTGGCGAACAAAATGGTTACTCACCCAGTATGGTATGCCATACATCTTAATATCGAACTCCAATTCTCTGAGCGGTGAATGCTCGCTGAGAATCATCTGTTTCTTGAACTCATCGCTAGGCTCATGACCCAGCGGTTCCTTGCCTTGTGTGAACCGAGCAGCATCCACTACACGCTGCCAGTCCGTTACTCTTCTGATTTCTATCTTCATGGAATATTTTTTTTAGATAGCTTATAAATTTTCAAACTCTTCATTTAAACCCAGTTTCTCTTTCTCAATAAAATCTTTGAATCTAGAGACAAAATCCTTGTCGGTTGCAATCTCTGAAAAATTGTGATTAAAAACTGCTTTATAATTGAAGCTCCACTCTACATCGTCAAACTTATCGATACAATCTTTCAACTCATCAAGTTTACTGATGGTAGAAAGAATTTGTTCTGCTCTTTTGTAATTCTCTATCTTCATAATTTCTTCTTTAAAAAATTATACTTAATTATCGCCAAGAATATCATTGATTTTCTTTCTGATGAACTCATCAGAAGAACTCTCCTTTATTAGAGCATCAATGTCTGGTAACTCTGCATCAACTTTGTCTTCTTGCATTTTTGAGGTAAGCATACCCATTACCAGTTTTACCCAAGAACTATTTGCCATATCTGCCAATGATTCCTTTTGGCTTTCATAGGCTTTCTTCAACTCTCCGTTATCACGGAAATATCTGAGAACTTCCGTCAATGCAGCAACAAAGTTCTTGTCAGACATCGGGTTGCTCTTTGCCTCTTCCAGTTTAAGCATTAGGAAGAGTAATGATGAATGTAAATCTGTTTTACCCATAACTATTCTTCGTTACATAAAGTTTCTACTACCTTTGTTCTTGTGGTTTTTGTTGCAGTGTCATATTCGTCATGAATAGCTTTTGCCACACCTTTTTTGTTGGTAAAATAAACCGCTCTGCTACCATCATAGAAACGATATACGGTTATACCATCCACAACAAACAGCTTCTCTACTTTAATTTCATTAATAGAGTCTGATGTTTGAACATTAATTCCTTTGTTCTCGTTGCAAGAAACGAGCAGGAATATAACCGATACAAATAATAATATAATCTTCTTCATACGCTACTTATCGAATTTGTTGCCGACAACTACCATATCTTCAGAATGGTAGTGAACTAAGAAATCTTGACCAAAGCAGAAAGCAGCAGCTTTACTATCCCAATTAATATCACCTCTTCTTTCCGCATTGTTATCTTTGTGCATAACTATATCCCCCTCATAGATAGGTGCTCCGTTCTTGTCTGTCAGTCCTGTGAACATGCAGACGGTAGAAGGGTCAACACCAACAACACTATAATCACTCATACTACTAAAGTTATCTACTATGTAGGCTCTTTCTTTTACTCCAGCAGTACTTTTGATTATGCTACCAACAATCCATTCTCCGTTGTCAAGACGTTTAGCCTTGAACTTGATATTTTCTATTTTCATAATCTATTCTTTCTTTCCGTATAAAAGTTCAACACTCTTTCTTAGCACTGCCTCTATATGGTCTCTTTCGAGGTCTCTAGGCTGTCTAAGAAGCCATTCTATATCTCCGTCTATCAATTTTTGATAGGCTTCCTTACATATTTGCATGCTCATATTTATCTCTTCTAATATTTACCAATTAAATAACCGATAACTCCACCCATAAAAGCTATAAATAGAACAACTATGGTAAGTATAACATAAAATCCAAACATAAGCTATTCTTATTTAAGTTCTACTGGTTCATCGCTCCAAGACAATTCTCTTCCGATGAGTTTCTTGATGCTACCACTACAAAGAGAAATCTCAGTAAATGTATCTTTCCAACCATAATAGTTGTCTTTATCAGTCACTCTTATTGGCTTACACATTGAGATAAATTCTCTTCCTTGTTTTGTTACTGCTACCCATGCCATAACTATTCCTCTTTCATATAAGGACAAGCAACTACCTTTCGATAGTACTTACATTTATCCTTGTAATCACAAATATCACAAAAACAATACGCCATATTATATATGTTTAAAGTGAGAAGCAAGCACAGATAAAATAAAGTGCTTAATTTTAAAAATTACATTTATATGAAAAATTTAATTACTTTGAAGTCGTATGATAATTCATACACCCGTGCAATTAACCCAGACCACATTGTCTCGTTCTTTGAGGTGGATGGTGATAGCTGTATCAAGTTATCTAATGGTGAGACTTTCACCACCAAGATGCAGTTCTATGACCTTGTGGAATTGATTAACAAAAGCTATGAGTAAAGATACTCATTAAGGCACTTGTCTCTATTTTCTGGGCAGTTTTTAATTACCCACATTCTATCTCTCCACTCTTTAAGGTGTGAGTTATAGACCCATTCAAATCGTGCTATGTTTGTGCTAATAGGAGCATTGATATACAATTTCTTCTTTAACCACTTACGTAGCACCTTTTTTATTAACTTTTCTGTAATCATATTCTTCTTTCTTTTTACCCTCTCCTGTTGCAGGAAAGGGTGGTTAGTTACTTAGATGGCTCAGTATATGATACTGGCTCCCAAACATCATAAGCCGTCAGTAAAGCAGGAGCGATAACTGATGGAGCGAAGATGATTGAAACTACAACATCTGGAGCATTCAACTCGTAGTTAACACCTTCTACTTTGTTTTCCTTACTAGCCCAGCCATAAGGCTTTGCTGTAATCGTAGAGCCATATTTCTTTTTAAAAGTCTTCTCGTTAGAGCAAGAAGCGAACAAACTTACAACGACTAAGGCTGCCAAAATAATCTTTTTCATATTACTTATATTTATATCTCATAAGGGATGATTAATAAATCACAACACAATCATCAAATACTGATACACTATCAACATTCATGGGGTCCCCATTCTCTTGTGTACCATGAGAGTATGGGAAGTTGACTTCCATAGTTTTATCCTCAACCTTTGATAATTCGTTAATTAATTCTTCTACTGTCATATTCTATATATTTATGCCCAAAGACGATTAATCAATCTTCTTGATGCTATCAATTTCCATACTCCATAGTACAAACTCTCTATTGGAGCGAGTGCCATCTTTCTTAGCAGGGTTGATTCTTACATCAATCTCGCCATTATAGCCACTGTAATATCGTTTAGGGACGATGCTTGTAATCCAACATACATCACATCTAGAGCAGCTTACTTTATCGCCAACCTTGTATGGTAAGCCCTCAATGTACTCCGTTACGTAAAAAAGAATCTCGTCATTTATAGCATTAATAAGATTTTGTTTCTTAGTAACCTTTGCTTCTAATTCTTCTTTTGTCATATCTTTAAAATTATGCCCGAAGGCGTTAAACTTATATTTGATTGTCACACTTTTCTGTTTCATCTGGAACAGATAGTTCATCCCACATATCGCATCTATCATTATCATTGTAGATGCAATGTCTGTGACAGATTCCTCTAGTATCTTCTCTTAACATACCTACACCTCCATTTCTGAGTTAAGTCCTAGACCGAATAGAAGGTGCTGCAAGTCATGCACGTATGAAATATCCACAAGATAAAAATCATCTTGGCATACGTCATAGCTATCAGATGGAGCAATATTGTTATAGGCTTCTAATTCAATACAGCCTGCTTTCCTTTCTGCTGGGAACGCACGAAAGTATAGCTTGTCATTGATGCTATAATCATAGTCAATAGCATTTGCTTCCCATTTATTCTTACATAGAATTTTCTGAGTGATAGGAATCGGAACAATGTCCTTAACCCAAGCACAGCAGTCACCTAAGAGATAGCCTTTCTCTCCAAATTTCGCACCTTCAATGTTATATAAGCAGACAACACCTTTCGTAACCGTTCCATCGTCCAACTCCAAAGTCTTTGATGGGTCTGATGATGTTACTCGGTAAACGACATCTTTAGCTGTACCTAGTGGTACTCCGTTTGTCATCACCAAATCACCTGGTATATATTCTAATTTATTATCCATACGCTTTACTTTTTTTGGATAAATAGTTAAACACACCATCCGCAACTACCTACACATAGTTTGCACTCCAATTCGTTGCAGATGTTATAATATTCTCCTTCTGTTAAATTGTATTCATCTAACACTTCCTTTGTTGGAGGCTTTGGGTCAAAGTGCATATCTGCGCACGCATAAGGCTCTGCGCTGTCAGCATCATGGTCATGCATGTCTCCAAAGTCGTCTTGGTCTGCACCCTTTCCATTAATTGTAAACACCTCTAAACGACAAGGTAATGAATGAAAAGGTTTGATAATTAATTCCATACACTTTACTTTTTACGATGATTAAACTTTTTGATAGCATCTTTCTTTGAAGCTGCCATAATCTTAACACCCTTGATGGTGAACTCATGCTGCTCCTTTGGCTGACACTTCTGCTTGTCAGACGGAATGTTGCCGCTTGGTGCGTCAAGTCTAGGACTTGAACACCCGAAAATATCATCTTGTGCATAAGCTGCCGTAATAGACGTTATTAACGCCATTCTCATTAAATTTCTATTCATTCTTATCTCCTTTCTTTTTAGGAACATACTCATCAAGTTCATCGTCAAACTCATAGCAGTCTGGGCAGTAGTTCTTATCGCCAATCTCTGCCCATTCGCTTTCCATTGCTTGCTCTTTTGCAGTTCCTTCGTCCACCCAAGCCGCAATGCCATTATCATCAATGAAGGTTTTTCCGCATCTATCACATATTACAGAATACATAGTAACTGGCTTAATCATTGTTCACCTCCCTCCTTTGGTAATAAATCATCAATATACAACCAACGAGTAATATTAGCACCCGAACTATAAGCATCCCAATTTTTAAACAGAGCATCATTTCTCTTGAAAGAAATGTAGGTTTTAATGCTTTCTGTTATTTTTGCTTCTGCAAGGACTTCTGCAAACTCTCTTGGCTTTTCACTAGCAGGATGCCATAAGTCCTTCAAGAACTCATTGATAGCCAACTTAGCACCTAGTCCAATGGCTTCTTTGATGTCCTCTTTGTAGAACATTTCCTCTTTAGTATCATTGTCGAAGACTACTTCTTCACCATTTAACAGAAATCTATCTTCATAGATTTCTTCCTTGGCTTCTTCTATTTTCTTATCTATCATATTATTAAGTTTTATAATGACCTCCACGACCAGTATTATGCTGGGGCTAAGAAGGTATATGGGCATAAAGCCTTAACTTACTTTCGCTCATTCTGTGTCGTGGAAGTTGTATTATTCAAAATTATCTGTCGTACCTAAAAGATGCTCATTGCCTTCGTAAGGAATACAGAATTTCCAAGATAAACCTGTAGTTACATATCTTTCATCATCTTCTTTAATATGACTAAAGAAACTTGCTCTCCACACATCATAAATAGAGTCTCTAACTAATACTTTCTCAAAAGGTTTGAATTGGAGTTCTTTTTTAATATCCACAATCTGTTTCTTCTCAGCATCCCAAGCCTTTCCTTCCTTTTCGAGAGCATCAAAGAGCTGCTGTTTCTCTTCTTCTGTAGAAGAATACCATCCTTCTCCGAATCCACAGCTCATCAAATATTCATTAACCGTTAATTCACCTTCTTTAAGGCATGCATGATAGTATATTTCTGTCCTGTTTGGATACTTCTCTATAGAATTATTATAAATAATAATAATTCGGTCCTTAAAAGTAATTATATCTCCATCCTTGAACTCAGGCTGAGCCTTCTCTATCTCCAAGGTCTCCATATTCAGCTTACCACTTAATTCTTTCTCAATGGTATTGATGTATGTAGCGGTACAACTATGTGATGCTTTGTGCCAATCCTTTGTATCCAAAAGACATGAGTCAGAATGAATAGACTCTTTGTTACGCTTAACGAATACAGCCTTACTTGTTTGGCATGAAGAATGAGCAAATTCTTTGAATACACAATAGTCGCCCTCTCCATTAGCAAGTACATCGCCCTTCTTCCAAGAAAACTTTGCCCAATCACGCATTTCCTTAGAAGGAAAGAGAATCTGTAAACCATCAGGATAACCTCTTTCTGTACCAAATTCGGAATAACCACGATGGCAAGTAGTATTATTATTAGTCTCATTCGTACACCAGACTACTGTTTCTGTATCTGTAGTACTGATAGTATCTAACTCTACATCTATATTATGCAACCAGTCATACAACTTAGTTCCTTGCGGCTTATTCTTTAATATTTCCGCTATATTAATCTTTTCTTCCATATATTACTTCACTCTTTTGAATTGAACATCCTTTCCGTCTTTTCGATTGGTTGCGCCACACTTAAAATTTTTGCAAATAACATTATAAATATCGCCACACAACTCATCGAAGAAACAGCCATTACATTCTTCTTTCTCGCTTTCAACCACCTTCAAGACGATTTCTGACCCAATAGGTAAATCTTCCATAACTTTAATTTCTCATAATGTGACACTTGACAACCTTGTTGACAGCAAGAGGTTGCGATTTATTAAAATTCTCGATGATATTGCGTTCCATCTGCTCTGGGAAGATGGGTTTGGTGGGCTTTGGAATGTAGATGGTAGCTTGGATTTTGCTGCCATCACTCAACGTCATTAAGCATCTTCTTGAAATTTCTTCTATTCCAAACATATTGCTATCCTCCTAATATAAGCATCCGTGAAGGTACGGGCGAGATTCGTTATACTGCATTTTTAACCTGATGTGCTCTACGAGGTCTATGCCTTCTATATGGACTAGGGCGAAGACCATAACCAGAATCTCCTGCAAGCGTAAAGTGTTCATCCATGCTGGTGAGCAGGAGAAAGGGAAGTAGGTCATGCGAGTGATGATGAGATACATGGCATCAGGAAGGGAGTAGTTTCCGTGCTCAAACTCTACCTTGTGATATTCTTCTGTCTTTCTGATTTCTGTGTCGTTCATAAGGCAGATTACTTTCTGAGAGTCATACCATCCCAAAAGTGACATGATTCTGATAGCGATGTCTGCAAACTCGGACTCTACGGTTCCTTCCAAGGATTCCTCGTAGGCAGTATGCTCATCAGATACTTCTAGATACGTATTGTAGCCTTCAATGCTTCCGTGGCGGTCGTGACGGCTGGCTTGAATGGCTTCGCCCATTTCTGTAATGATGAGCATTAACTCTTTGTTGATGTCTAAATCTGGCTCATAAAAGCCTTTGGCTTTGGCATTTTCGTATGCCTTGGTCATTAACTGCTTTAGCAGTTGCTGTGTGAGTGGTGTTTGTTCCATATTGTTCTTGATTTATTATTTTCTGATGGTGAATGCCATATCGTTGAGGGTGCGGCACCATTTTATCTTGCCTTCTTCACATAACTCGTTGAGGGGTTGATAAGGCTGGTGGCATCCTCGGTTGATGATTTCGGCTGTGAGGACGTGAGGCGGCACGATGTGGTCAGCTTCACGCTCTGCCTGAATCTCAGCGATGATGGCTAGGATTTTTTCTTTCTCTGTCTTCATTTGGCGAAGGTAAAAATGAGACGTGGGTGACTTCGGACTGGAACAATAATAGTTCCCACATTCCGTTTAAGTCTTGTTGATACCACAAACCATCGTGCATTGTACCGATGATTGGGTTGCCTTTGTACCATAGTACCATTGTCTTGTGGGTAAATAGGGCTTTGTGCGCTTTGCTGATACGCTTGCCTACCTTGATATATCCAAAAATATCCATAAGCTAGAAGAGTGATAGCTGACCAGTCTTGTCATGGTAGTGATTTCCTGATGGGAAAATCAGTTCCTCGAACATGGCGGTCAGGCAGTTGGTTACTATTGAATTTCCTGCGAGGGCATAGAGTTTGCTCTTGCTGATAATAAGTTGACCAGACTTCTCCTTGCTCAGGAGTTTGTCTATGTCAGATTCGTGAACTCCCATCAGTCGGAAACAATCTCTTGGAGTGTACTTCCTGATTTGGATGGAGTATTTCTTTCCGTTGGGAGCAGTATGAATGATTTCTTTGTTCATGATGGTTACGAATGTCATGTTTGACTTATCTATGGTTGTATTGATGGTAGGGGAGATACCTTGTATTACAGCTTTGTTGTAGATGTCGAGAACTTGACCGCCTACATCAGGTTTCACCTTCCCTGATATGAGCAGGGATTTCATTCTCTTTCCTCCGGTTATTATATCTCATTTACGATTAATACTAAGTTGTCTGTAAAGAAACTTGTGATTGTATTACTGAGTCCATCGGTACGTGGTATTCTATGCTTCATCTTTGCGTGGAAGCTGCACTTATGAGTGTCGTATGCTTTGCGTAGCATCCTTCCTTCGGCTGTGCGTTCCTTGTAGAGAATGGCTTTTCTCATATCTCTTTGACGATTAAGAATAGTGGGATGCAATTACCTCCGTGACCCATGGCTGAATTGAGAGTAGGGGAGATTCCCTTGGTGGAATAGACTCTGGTCTGCTGCTCTATTCTGCCTTTGATTTGGAGGTTTGCTAGCTTTATAATTTTGTCGCACATTATAATTTCTTGATGATTAAAACTCCACCTTTCGGATAATGAGCGGTGTCTATGAGGTTCATGATACTTATCATAGAGAAACTGGCTGTGACTGCTACAGAGCATCCATCAGCAGTTTTCGGTATTGCTATCTTCGGGGTATAGTTTTTCGATTGATTCATTGATGTCTGCTTTTGTGAGATACTTTTCTAGGAGCGGCTGGGATAGGAAATATTCTGGAGATACGTTGTCTTCCAAGATGTCCTCAACCGTTGACTCTAGCTTTATGGGAGAAGGGAAGTGATACTCTGGGTTCGGCTCATCCTCTGTTCTGAGTATGGAGATAACGAAGATACGCTCACGATTCTGAGGGATTCCGTAATCTTTGGCATTAAGTACCTTGTAGAAGGAGGTGTAACCGAAGGAGTCAAGGTCTTTGAGGTACTGGAAGAAGTACTTCCTCATCTTCTCTGTGAGTAGACCTTTCACATTCTCTAGCATCACATACTTCGGTTTCTTTACTGCCAGCATCCTCTTCTCCTGAAAGATAAGGGATGAGCGTGTGCCGCTTCCTTCCTCTGCTCCTTGGCGAAGTCCTGCATTGGAGAAATCTTGGCAAGGTGAAGACCATGATATGAAGTCGAAGTCGGGAACCTCATTCCAGTCTATCCTAGTCACGTCTCCGAAGTTAGGTATGTCTCTTCCGTGCAGTAGTCCGTATGCTTGGATGGCTGATGGTTCTATCTCTGAGTAGCCCACTACCTTGAAGTCGAACTCAGGATGCTTATCTTTGAGGTACTTGAAGGCTAGGCTCTGACTGCCATAGCCAGCGAATGCCTCAAAGACTCTGAGAGGATGCTGCTTGTTGTACTTACTGATTGCTATCATTTTGGTAAACAGATTTGTGGTTTATGGATTCCATTGGATGCCCAAGCGTTCCAAGGTTCCGTTATCACGATATATCTCCAACTGCTTTTTGCATAGGCTATGAGGATTCTTTTGCAGAAGCTCTATCATACCTATGATGCGTGTCTTGAAAACGTTGTCCTTATCCGCATTTGTTACGTTCTGTTCAGCCTTCGTCTTTGCGATGAGTTGACTGATTTCGGAAGGATTCTCGTTAACGGATGCTGGCGGTGGTGTTGCTCCGATGATTTCATCTTCCCATCCTCGCTGGTTAAGGAAGGTTTGGAAGTTCTTGCGATATTTTTTATCCTCGGTTGCAATCACATATAATGGAATATACTCTATAGCTGCCTTGCGGTCTTTCTGGCTCATGGAGTTCCACTTCTTTTCGAGTTTTGCTTTGCAGCCTACCTTCTTTTCGTAGAGGTTCCATGCTCGCTCAAAGGTATATTCGTCTTTAACTTCCTTGGGTGGAGCGGTAATCTTGTAGCCATTCTCTTCTAGAAGCTGGATGGCTTGTTTGATTTCATCTGTCATAGTTCACCATTTAAATAATTGTCGATTGCTTGGATAAATTCATCTATAGACCGGACGATGATGTACTTGCCACCATGTCGTTCTACTTCATACTGGAATACCTTCTGTTCGGGTTCCTGCCTACCTTTCGGTGTTTTGTTTTCTATGCAGAGAAAACCGTACTGGGAGGTGCGCTTCAGAAGCAGCATATCAGATACTCCTGCCTTCATACCTTCTTCTTTGAGCCATGCGGCTTGTCGGGTAGTTCGCTTGCCACCATTGGGAACGGCAAAGAAGACTCCTTCAAGGTCAGGATATACCCCACGGATATACCTGACCTCTGCGGCTTGCAAATTGTGCTCATCGTAGGATGAACGCTTGCGTATCTTCTTACCTTCCTGCTGTAGCTTTGCTTTGATTTCAGCGTAGCTTGCCATTACCAGTCGGTTGAGAAAAGGTCGTTGAGAGAATCTTCACCCATCAAGCGGATGGCTTCCTTTGTAAGTTCTTGCGACTTGAAGTAAACACTCGCTTTGTTCAATGTTCTTGTGTACATTTCGATAAATGTATCACCATCTTTATTGATATTCCATTTTTCATCGTCTCTGTCGAAGTTCGGTTTCCAGTCACCATTGAGAAACTTGGCGATGTTCTGCAACTTGATGAAAGCAGCTACACGTTTTGCCTGAGCCATGCTAGTGCAGTTGTTTAAGTCGTTATAGTTATTTTCATCTGAATATAGATAGTTGGTTTTCTTATTACCAAGCCAGTATGTTTTCTTGTCCAAGAACAACTCCTTGCAAATATCATCATAAGTGATAGGCTTGCCTTCCCCTGCATCAGTAGGATTCTCGTCTCCTTCAATCTTCTTGCGAATCATCGGCTTTCCATCCTCACCGATGAAGACTTGAAGGTTGTCGGGAATAGGAAGTTCTACGGCTGTACCATCCGTCGGGATAGTGCATTTGGTAAGACTCGCCTTTCCGTTATTGATGTTGGTAACGTCCTGATTACTGATGCCTTCTGCATGAATATCAGGAGTCTCTTCCTCGGCAATCTCTGCCATCTTCTTGGCAATCATATCTACACCTTTGCCAACGATTGCTCCGAAAAGCATCTGTGCAAATGGTGGTAACTCTGGGTTGTTGTTGCGCTGACGATTACGTCTGTTGTTGCGCTTTTCGTTTCTACGTGTCATATCAACTATAATTTTGTAAAATATTATTAAACTCGTCTTCTGTAACACCATCTGCATAGAGTATCGTGAGGATGGTGTCTAAGACTCTACTATATACTTCATTAAAGGCTGGCTCATCCATCTTGGCGAATGAGATAGACTTGGCTCTCTCCAAGAACTTCTGTCCGTTGAGGTCGTAAAGCGGTTCGCTGAATCCTGATGTTATCAGAAGTTGCTCACGGAATGTGTCTATAGAACGTAGGTTTGTGCGCTGCTGCTCTGTGAGACAATCCCATGCTGCTCTGATAAGGGAGAAGAACTTGCGGTGAAACTTAATGTTCCTTGGTCGAACTATGTTCGCCTTGACGATGGAACCAACCTTTATCTTTTTCATTTCCTCGTAATCATCATCCGTGTAGGGGCGAAGACCAGTGGAGGTTCTTACTAGATGAATTTCCATACCTTATTTATTATTGGTTAGAATGGGAGACCACTTTTCTGCTGACCACCTGCATATTGAGCGTTCTGCTGAATAGGTTGACCGCTTGCATTAACCTGAGGGGGAAAAGCCTGCATCTGCTGCTGGATAGGTGCTGGCTGCGGTGGGTAGTTGGCTGCTTGCTGCTGAGGAACCTGACCTATCTGGCTCTGTACCATCTGTCCCTGCTGCTGACCATTTGGTCGCTCCACCTTCCAACAATCCAACTGATTGAACCATCGTCCGTCTCTAGACTGATGTGCCTTCAATCCGATGTTTGCTGTGATGATTTCACCTACTTGGATGCCGAACTGCTGAATCTTGTCTGAACCATAAACTTGGATAACGGCTCTTGAAGGGTACTGCTCATTCAGTTCCTCAATAACATACTCTTGGGAACTCCATTGGGTTCCGTTTTGGGAAGTTCCCATTTGAACTTGCCCTGCTGAAATAATTTTACCAGTAAATTTAACGTTCATATCTATACTTAATTAAGTTTGATTCTTATTGATGGCTTGGAGATACTGACTTTTGTTAATCTCTCGTAAGCATTTGGATATTTCTCTTTGAAGAGTTTCGTGTCGAGCGTTCTCTTAGTTGTGCTCTCAACATAAGAGTAAGAACCGATATTGGTCTTGATGGATTTCTGCTTGTTAGCTTCCATCATCTTCATTATCTGCTCCTTCACATCATCCTGCTTAATCTTCAGGGCATCCATACGAGCGGTTATCAATCTATACTCCTGCTCTAGTGCTGAAAACTGCTCAGGAACTTCCACCTTATACTGATAGTCTGTATCATCAGCGAGATAAGCGTTGATTAAATCGTCAATCTGATAATCAGCTACCCTTGGTAGAGGTTGGAACTTGCTCTGTCCGTTCTTGAACCACATGCAGACTATCTCCTTCACCTTCAAGTCAGGATTCTGCTCCTCGAACCATTTTGCGTAGATGGATAACTGGAGCGAAACGTTGTCGTAGTGGAGGGTGGCGGTGGTCTTGTAGTCTACCAGATAGATGTTGCCTTCGTTGTCTGAGAAGACTCCATCAATGGCAGATGCAAAGTTCTCACCATCTGTAACAAGATACTCGGATGCTACATAGTGTAAATCGTATGCGACTAACATACTATGGAAGGCTTGAAGCTCTTCCGTAGGATTCGGGTACTTCTTGATGTCTGCATCGAAGATGGAGCAGAAGGTTTCAAACGTGTTGTGGATAAGACCTCCTCGCTCTGCAGCCTTCTTCAATACAGCCTCGGGAATATTCTTGTAGGTGTCGGGGAAGGCTTTCTTGATTAGCGTTCCCGTTACTCCTTTCAGTTCCTTCTTGCCGATGAAGTACTGATGAGACTCCTCAATGAATGTGACTTTTGGCACATTCAGGTTGATTTTCTTTGTTTCTGTTGTCATATTATTGTATACCTAATTGTTTCTTCTTGGCTGATACTGCTTGCATGAACTGAGTGTTAGAGCAGAGTGGCTGGTAATGCTGAATTACCCACAACAGATTATCCTTACTAACACATCTGCTCAGATAACCCAATCCTTCGTTCAGGTCGCTCGGGTGGTACTGAGAGGATGCTGTCTGCTGGGCGGCTGGCTGCTGAGTCTGTGTTTGCTGCTGCGCTTCCTGATGCTGCCCATCGTTGGTGGTATCAGAATCAGCATTATCATCAATGGCAAATAGACCGTTGAGAGCATACTTTCGAGCGTAAGAGGATGATGCTCCAGTAATCTGACTGCCATCCATACCCTTTTTGGTTTCCTCTTCTCTAGCCCAACCAGTTGTTGTTTCGCACTCGCCCTTCTCGTTCTTGATGGTAGCAGTTGCCTTCACGTAGATGCGGTTGCCTATCAAGATTACATCATCGGTGATGATAAGCGTACATTTCTGCTTGGCGAGTAAAGGCTTGACAGCTTCAAGAATGTCTTCTGCCTTGCGATACTTGTAGCCACCGAATTTGTTGAACTGACTCTTCGGGGCTTTCAGTTCTGACTGAATTGCGATAAGTTCTTTCATATCTTATATGTATTAAGTTGTTATTGATATTTCCATTCATAGCGGCTGCATTTGTAGCCACCATCTGGGTTCTTATTAGGGTTGTCACACATGGTCGAGAAGAGACAATCGTGACAACTATTTGCTTTATATCTCATATTGTATGGTTTAAATGTTCAAATTAAAAACCCCACGATTCTCACGAATGGTGGGGAAGAGAGTTTTTTATTTTTGTTTAACCTGAGCGGTCGCTACCGCATCGAAATGTAATCTGTATGAAATTTACTAATATGTCAATATTTGCAATTTCCTTTAGAAAAGGAGGGGCAGTAAAATGAATATGATTAAAACTGCCACCTCCGTGGAGCGACATCTATACAATCTTGGCGGATGGTGAATCGCTCCTTGGTTCCCTTCTGCATTCATGGAGGCTTAGGACTCCCAGCACAAGTAATCGCACATATTGTGATATATCTGATTTCTATAAAATAACCAATAACTTGAACCGAATAGAAAGAAAGCGTGCTGGCTGCATTAGAACCGATTTGTAGTTGTGCGCTCCTACCTTTAGATGCTACCTTATTATATAAGGGTCACGGCATCAGGTCTGCTTCTTCACAAGTGAACTCCAAGTTTTTCCAAATTCCACCTATCAGGTGTATGTACTCGCTTGCCACTTCCACGTCTAAGCACCATCTGTGGTTAATGATGCTCCTTTTGGGTACGTGTACCTCTCTAGGAAGGTTTATCCTATCCGATATAAAGCCTTGGAATCGGGCTATATAGGGCGCAAGGTGGGACTCGAACCCACGACCTCGAAGGCTCATAAACCTTCATACTCTACCAACTGAGTTACTTGCGCTGGGTAAAAACTTAAAACATGTAAAATTATAACGACAAAGTTATTGTGGAGACTGGGAGTAGCAAACTCCAAAAAACCTCTGCTGTTTACCGAATAAAATTCGATGGCTGAAACGTTATAAGAACACATTAAAACTTAATACTAAACTAAATTTGTGAGGTTCAATCTCCATATATCTTACTTGCCTACCTCCTTGAAGTAGGAGTGGATTTCCTTAACGGCAACAGCGAAAACCATTACGCTGGCTACCAACATTACATCTGCTATCATAAGTTTATCTGTTTAATGGGTAAAACAATAGGCTGCTGCCTCTGATTTCAACTCTGCCATGCTCTTTCTGCGATTCTGAGTCATCCACTCTTCTAACTCGCTCTTCTTGAAGTAGAGTCGGTTGACATTTGGTTTATAGCAAGGAATGATGCGATTCCTGACGTTCTCTCTCACTCCTCTAACCGTCATACCAAGAATGATTGCAGCTTCATTAATGTTGAGCACATTCTTTGCAGCTATGAGCGAATACTGCTCTATGCGGTCTAGCTGCTCCTTAATCTCTGGGTCTATCATAATTATACCTCCTTCTTTATTATTAGTAGAAAACTACCTTATAATCTTCAAAACCTTCGAACTCATTCAAGGCATCCTGCCTGATGCTTTCGGCTTGCCTGCTACAGCTTCTAAAACCTAGAGCGTTGTAGATTGTTTGCTTTCTGCAACCATAACGCTCAGCAAGTTTTTTCCGTCCTTCAGGCGAAACTTTGATAATTTTTATCTTTTTTACTTGCATATCTTAATTTTTTATTGTACTTTTGCTTCTAACAATTAAGCAACTTGTTGTTTACGAGTGCAAAGATACTCTTTTCCGAGTAAACTACCAAACGTTTTCTCGAAAAAGATTAACCCTTTAAGATTAATTAGTTAACATTTATAAATGTAAAATGTATGGAAGCGACTATTTATCAGAGAGTTAAGTTGGTTTTAGAGGATAAATCTATTTCCGTTAATGCTCTCTCTAAACAGATTAATGTGGCGCAAGCTACTTTAAATCCTCAGTTAAGAGGTGATAGAACTTTAGCTGCCAATATCGTAGAGAAGATATTGACTGCCTTTCCTGACGTATCTGCTGAGTGGTTGATGCGTGGGGTAGGTACTATGTATAGCAACCAAGATGCAGATGATTCATCTTATATGGTAGCTGAGACTCCTCATCATGAAGAACCTAAGATAGAAGAGCCTCATCAGGATGATTCTGTCTGGAAGGCTAAGTATGAAGAGTTAGAGAAACGCTACGACCAGCTACTATCCATTTTAGGCGGTGGCATGAGACAATCAAATGTCTGATAATTAAAATGTGGTAGGTATGAAGTATTGTGCATATCTTTTTATTGTTCTTTTTACTCTTTGTTCTTGTGGAGACGAATATTTGAGAAAAAGAGTCAATACTTTAGAAAAGGAAGTTGATACCCTTAGAAATGAGATAGCCATATACAAGGGAATGGAGAGGGACGTTAGGTCTAGAGATTTAGATGATTTGGTTTTTTATATCTCTTCAAATCCTAAATATTACCATTATTATTCTGATTGTGCAGGGCTTACGGTTGGAAGTGGTAAGGTTGAATCTATAAGATTAGAAGAAGCTATAGATAAAGGTAAGGTCTCTTGTTCTATTTGTGACGAAAATAAGCAAATCTATTATGGTTGCAAAGATGAATCAGAGTCAGTATATATATGTACTGGAGAAACTTCTACTAGGTATCATAGCGACCCTGATTGCCGTGGTCTCTCTCGTTGCTCAGGAGAAATAGAAGAGGTAAGCGAGGAGGAAGCTGAGGATATGGGCAGAACTCCTTGCAAGGTATGTTATTAATTAAATTGTGAGATATGAAAAAGATTTTATGTTTTATGATGTTTATCTTGCTGCTTGTATCATGTAGCAAGGATTCTGGTGAGGAAGTTGGGCTGACTTCAAACTATATAGAGGTTGCTGGAGTCAGACATCAGATTGATAAATTCACGATTGAGAACGAAACCGATTTTCGTATAGGCTCCAAGAAGGATGGGACTTATATTTCTTTCGGTTATACTTGGTACAAAGTACCGATTGGCGAAAAGGTATATTTCGTTGAGACAGACGAGTATTTGGATTATTTTGAGTTGGTGGATAGTTACAGAAAATGCGACTTAACAGATGGTTCTTCTGATAGTTTTTACTTAATAAAGAAGAATGGTGATAAGTATATCGTTAATATATATATAGGTTCGTCTAGATATAAGACGATTGTACATTATGAAGGAAAAATGAATCGGGTAGGAGGTAAATGTTACTCATAAGAGGCATTTACCTCCTACTTTCGCATTCACCGACCTCCCACACCACCGTACGTGCGGTTCCGCATACGGCGGTTCCTACTTTGGGTGCCATTCGAGA